ATATATATCCCATTGTGCAGTTCCACTACCTGCATATAATCTAACATAGTCTCCACTTGAAGAACTTGTTGATATAAACTTTTTAGATGTTGCAGTAATATCACCTGCAAAGGTTGCATTCTGTGATGAATCTAAGGTTAATGCAGTTGAAAAACTTCCTGTTCTAAAAGCAATAGAAGAACCATCTAATCTTAGTGTATTAGGTGTTGTACCATTTAAAGATTGAATATAACCAATATTGCCTGTCACACCTAAATTAAGTATTTCACCATCAGCAGCATCAGTAGCAAAATAGTTTGATATTTTATGACCTCCTTTTGTAAAACCTGTGCTATTAACAATAATACTACCTGCAAAAGTTGCATCATTACCTGAAATAGCAATAGGCGCATCTGTAAGTGTGTTAGAATCAGACCACATTGCAACATCGTTAGCTGTTCCACTTCCGTCAACAACACCACCATCTGTTTCAATAATATTACCACTTGAGTCTACAGCTAAGTTTTTTGCAACTGTACCTGTTTTACTACCAGAGCCATAAGCATTTAATTTAATGCCACCACCACCAATAACTGTAAAATAATCTGCGACTAGACTTTCAGAATGTATTACAAACTGATTTGCACTATCGCTAATATTAATTCGCCAATTACCATTACTTCCTATAAATTGTATTTTATTACTTGTACCTTCACCTAAACCAAAAATAGGTGAAGTAATTTTTGTTGTAATTGCTACTGTGCTTGGTAACCCTACAGTAAGCGTTTGACCACTTGCTGATGTTTCTATTTCATTTGTTGTACCTGCAATAGTAAAAGTTTGGCTATCTAAATCAACCGAACCTGTATTACTATCACCTGCAAAATCTAAATCTTGTGCTGTAATTTGTGCATCTACATAAGCTTTATTAGCCGCATCTGTAGAAGCACTTACAGTATCTATACCTTGTATTCTTCCTGTGCCGCCTAAAATTATATCTCCACCACTTACAGTTAGGTCACCCGCAAAAGTTGCAGACTGATTAGAGCCATCTAAAGTTAATGTAAGTGTATTACCAGCATTTAATTTTAAAGTTCCAGATGCTGTTATTTCACTATCAGTGGCAGTGGTTAATCTTAAATCATAATCATCACTGAAAGGTTTTTTTAGATCTATTATAGCACCAGAAGGACCGCCTAACTCAACCTGAGCAAAACCACTTGCAGCTTGTAATTCAATATTACCTGTAAAACTACCTGTTGTTGCTTCTAAAGCACCAACAACTAAACCTGCTTTTGTATAGCCAGTTGCGTTTTTGTTTACTGTTGTAGTTGGTTCTGTTTGTAAATCTTTAAACAAATGAAACTTAGCGTCACTTGCATCTCTAAATAATCCTGCATAAAGGTCTAGTGATCCTGATGTGTCATACACACCATAGAAACCTAAATCTACTGCGTCACTAGAAGTGTTATCAGATCCTACAATAATTAAAGGATCTTTGACTGATAAAGTATCTGTATCTACAGTTGTGGTTGTTCCTTGTACAATAAGATTACCTGTTACAGTTAAGTTACCACCAAGTTGTGAGTTACCTGATACTTGAAATGTAGTTGTCGGTGTTATGCCAACTCCTAATTTTGTAGTAGATAAAAATAAAGGTGAGTCGTTACCTAAACCATCAGTAAGCCTTTTTGCTGTAGATGTTAAGTTATCGTTGTCTGTTACCTTTATTAAAGCATCAAAAGTTTGACTAATAAAAGTTCCTGTAAGAGTAGTACCCATATTTATATTTTTTTATTTACGTTTTGTTTTGGTAAAACCTTTTCTATAAACGTTTTAAGTTTAATGATATTTTTTTCCTTAGGCTTATATGTTAATTTTTTCACAAGACCCAACTATTAAAGTTCTCATTTTTATCAGGATACATACCGTCATCATTAGCCGCAGTATACTCAGGAAATAAATTACTGTTTTGATTTATAAAATCTAAGAATCTTCTTGTATAAAATTCAGCTTTATCTCTTGAGCTATCTACAAGTGATTTAATCTCTTGCATCGAAGGAGTCTCTGAAGACTCGCTTCGATGTCTAAATACACCACCGTTAGATACTTGATAAGATGCAAACATATAATAATCACTCTGAGCAAACCATATTAACATTGGTGTAATATATTTATCTAGTAAATTTTTATAATTAGAATTTGCATTTTGAGTAATCTGACCATTTGTAATTAATGTTTCTATTTTCTCATATAGTTTTGTTCCAAGATAATTTTGTATATGTATATCTTGAGCAACTTCTACAAATTGTATAAACTTATCGGCATCTACTGCTCCACCGATAATTGATTTACGTCTTAAATCATTCGTTGTTATGAACAGTGCCTTCATCTTCTTTTGTTTTAAATAAGTTCTTAATTCTATCTATAGCTGATAATTTCTCACCAGTCTCTTCTTCTCTTTTGATCTTAGTCTGAATATTATCTAATTCTGTAAACTCTATTGGCTGTAAAGTAACAAAGTACAAATTGAGTTCGATATTATTAAATTCTAAGATGCTTTTAAACGCTTCTAAGAGGGTTTGTTGAAATGGTCGGATAACTATGTTGTCCATAAGTATTGAAGCTGTTCTAAGCTCCTCTGCGTTATTACCAAAGCCTGTGTTATCTTTTATCCCAAGTAATATTGGAGAAACAATTCTGTGACCTAACATTATTTTTTCCCTTGCTTCATCTGCTAAAAACTGATACTGTGCGTGTGCATCAGGTAAATGTATAGGTTCAATATCTGCTTTACGATCAGGGTCATCGTTAAATGCTAATATAAACTTACCAGAATTAGAAGTTCCTCCAAATTTATCTTGGATTTTTCTTTCTATTAATTGTTGTGCTTCTTCATCAGGCACACCATTATTAAAATTAATTAATAAAGATGGCTGTAAGCCATTCTTTATGTTGTTTATGTGGTAGTTTGAAACCTCTTCTTCTAGGGAACAATATTGTAGACAACCGTGATAATCTACTGGTGCATAATAATAAAAGCCTGGTCTGTATGGTCTAACGACATAAATCTCCCTTAAATCTACTTTACTTCCATATTTAAAAGCAGGTATTCTTTTTGGTATATCTGCAGGTTTTATTTCAGACCATTTAGGATGATAATAATATCCTTGTATTTTACCCTCTCTAGTTTTTTCTGCTCTTAGCGTTTCCATAGGAAAATGTACTAGGTTCATAATTCTAGTTTTTGATCTGTTGTAAATTACTTGTATAGCAGCTTGTCCAAGTAACTTATAATCATTGACTATCTTTTTTACTTGGTCTGATTTTAGTAAAGATTTCATTTGTGCATACATTTCAGGTTTATCATCACTGTCTGTAGCATCTATACCTTTACCATAAATCATATCTACTATACCATTAACACAACAAGAGTTTGTTGGACTACTTAGATATAACTGTATTAGGTTGTCAAAGTAATCATTGTTTTCTCCATAACTAACCCAATCGTTCTTATAATCTTCTTTTACTTCTGGTATTGTGTAGCCTTGAAGATTTACAACTCTGATGTTATTGTTATATGTTTTTTTATCTTTTGCCATATTATATTGTTATATATTTTTGACCTGCAGCATCAGCACTGTGTTCTGTATACTCACCTGTATTTAAAGTATGTGGTATAGTTCTGTTAGTTTGTGCAGTGCAATATGCTTTTGACCTAAATAATAAATTGCCTGACCTTGTAAATTCAAGTAAATACATTTTACCTTCTGATAGTATATTAAAACTACAAGGTATTTGTATAAAGTTGCCTACATAAGATGATGTTAAACTTGTTAGGGTTTGTGTTTTTCTTGTGCCATCTTCTGTAATGACAACTTGAACATTACTATCAGCTTTATAAGATCTAGGTACAATTTTAATTGTTTGCGAACTTGTTACAGGTTGTAATAGTATCATAATAAGATAATCAAAATGTATTAAGTTTGTTCATAAAAAAAGCCCTGACTTGCAGGGCTTTCTTACAAAACTTATGAAAAATCACTAATTACCTCCACCTGGTATACCAGATTGGTTATCATCTACATCTACATCTGCAACAACTCCTGGCACAACAGTTACGTTTACGCCAGAACCATTACCAGCAAATGTTAATTGTGTGTCTGTTTCAACTGTAATATCACAGAAATTTGCGGGTGCTCTTTCTTGACCTGTAAAAGTCAAGCTATACCCACTTAAGTCTCCCATACCTGAACCTGAAGAAATTGTTCCTCCAGTAACATCCATTCCGTGCTCTAGTCCAGCCATAAAATAATTATCATTGTTATCTTTTATAATGACGTGTGGTCTAGCGAATGAGATTAATTTTAGTTCTTTATGATCTTTAGCTGTCAGTTTTGGTAAAACCAAAGTTAGAACTTGCTCGAAGAACGTACCACCTGTATCTGTAGAAGAGGTGATAGTTTGCTCTAAATTGGAGTTGCCTTTAAGATCGTATCTATAAGCGGCACTAGCAGCAATAGAAGCAATATTATCTTCAGTTCCTGAAGTAGTATTCATAACTACATCACCTAAACCGTAATCAATAAAGTATACCGCTTTTAATCCACCTACCGAATCTTTACAAGGTCTTTGTCTTCCTTTTGTTAAATCACAACTCATATTTATTATTTTTATAAGGGGGCTAAACGCCCCCTTGATTAAACATTAAGAGTATAAAACAATATCAGATCCGATACCGTGCTGTACTCCTGCACTCCCTCTAAGAACAACTCTTACATTTTGACTTCCGTCAATATCTGCCATATCAATTAATTTAACTTCTTGCCAGTCATTTAGTAGACCTGTTCCAAAGAATAAATTAGATGATTCAGCAGCAACCATTTTATTATCTCCTAAACCAGGAGCTGTAAATAATGAAATGCCTTGAAAATTCATATCTGTTTTACCTACGTTATATAAATCTCTATAACCTAAAGCTGCTTGTGCTTGAATGTAAAATTTAGCTGCACTTGTAGGTATATAAATTTGAACGTCTTCTTTACCATATACTGACCCTGGAATTGCGTCAACTACTTTACCTAATTCAGCAATAATGTTTGCAGCAGATAACGTAGTACCTGAAACATCAACAACGTCTCCGTCTGCCGCTAGTAAAGCTTGAAATCCATCAAACTCACCGTTATTAGCAGTAGCACCTTGCCAAATGTTTTGTTCTACTTTCTCAGCAACTTTTGCTGATACTTGTCCGATTAAGAAATCAGAAAAGTTTCTTGGTAAATTATCGTATTGGCTAAAGCCCATACTGTTTGCTTCCCAGTCTTGTCTGAAATCTTTTTTACATAACTGTAAGTTTACTTGAAACTCTTCTGGTTGTAAAATTCTTTCTGACAGTGTTATATTTGAAGTTGGATCAAAATCACAAGAAGCATCTTTTAAAATACTATCTAGTGAAAGTTTTTTGATAACTTCTTTAAATTTAATATTGGGTTTGATTGAAACCCCTCCTTGTGATAACGTTACACCACTTAGTAAAGCTGCTGCGATATACTCGCCTGCAAATTCACCTGCGTAGCTTGTAGTTATACTTGTTGATGTCGCCATATCTTTTTATTTATTTAATTATTATAATTCTCCAACTGTAATTGACGAAGATGCGTTACCATTTCCAAATAGGAAATAACTTGAGCCATCTGAGCTAATTTCTATAAAGTCTCCGATGCTTTCTGCACCATCTTCAAATGTTACTTTATCAACTGCATCAGCTTCTACAATAGCTCCGTTTACTATAACACCACCATTAATAGTATCTCTATTAGATGCCGGTGATTGTACTACGAAGTCAGTTGAAAAGGCTGCTGACACAATAAATTTAACTTTAAATCCTGCACTTGGTGCTGGTAAAGTCATTGTATATCCTGTTCCAGAAATCTTAAATATCTTTCCAGAGTCTGATAGATTTAATGATGCTGATGCTGAG